ATGTTGCCAGACTATTATGCCATTGCTGTGGTGTTCAAAACACCGGAGCATACGGAACTCATGCGTCGATTGATGAGCCGGCCTGGCAAAGAAATTCCAGATCATGTTATCTACAGCATGATCGGATCTTGGGAAGAACCAACCCTGGAAGAAGGGTTCAAAGAAATTTGGTATGCTTGCTAACATGAGAGAATTATTTTACAATCCATTGCACACAGACTGGTTTTACAGTTTTCTTGCTATTCCTAATTTGGAAAATATCACTGCCGAGTTGATAAATTTAAAAAATTCCAATGTGAAACAATGGAGAAAAAACAACTATTATGTAAATATTTTAGAAGAGGATGCAAGACCCCTTTGCCCACATGTGATGCAGTATCTGTCCAATGCAGGAGTTGCACACAAGTTTGAAAGATTTTTGTATTCAGGCAATGCCACAACTTCTGATTCTGTACATATTGATTCATATGATCCTGCATACTGTCAAACATCTTTGAACATACCGTTATATGATTGCGAAGAATCCTACACTGCTTGGTATTCTACCAAACATAAAAAGTTAAATGATTTTTCTTCAACGGGTATAAATTTAAATATAGGACAACAGTTTGCGTGGCTTCCTATGACCGAAGTTGAAGAAATTGCTCGAGTGGAAGTTACTAGGCCCATGCTGGTAAACACCACAATTTTGCATAGGGGTATTATTCCAAATGCAAATAGAACTCTGTGTGGTATAAGATTTACTAGTCCGTTGACACACGAAGAAATAAAAAATTTAGGAATTGACAAACCTTTTGTTCAATTGTAACCGTAATATATTAAGGAAAAACAGATGCCGTGGATTGAAAATGTAAGTTTGGGTGATATCCCAAAAGGTCGGCATCACAATGCCGGCGAGAACAGTATGCTGATTCAAATTGTAGATCCTGGCATGGAGTTTCCTACTCCTATGCACCAGTTCAAAGAGACTCATCAGTTTGAGTTTTTGGATGTAGAAGAAAAGGATGAAGTGTTAGAAGAAGCCATGCGTTGCAGCCACGAACAGGCAGCACAGTTGGTGAAACTGTTGCAACATGCATTGGACAAACGAATGAATGTGGTCGTGCATTGTGTAGCAGGTGTATGTCGAAGTGGAGCAGTTTGTGAACTTGGTGTAATGCTAGGATTTGATGATTGCGAAGGTTTTCGTAGTCCCAACCTCCTGGTCAAGCATCGTATGATGAAAGTTTTAGGATGGCTCTATGATGAAAGCGAGCCTCATACTATTAACGGTATAGAGCTTGATCCAGATTGGACCAATGACAACGAAAAAGTGTTTACTCTTGCTCATGCAAGACGTGAGCGTAGACTAAGAGATGGTGATATATGAACATTTCAAAAACAGACCAACTTCGTATTAAAGAATATAATTTAGAACAGGTCAATATTCAAAAAAAGCAAGAAGATGACTATCGTAAGGTTATTGAAAAACGTAACTTTGATCGAATTGTAGAAGACCGAATAGCAAGAAATATTCGTCTGGAATTAGATAAAGGTCAAAATATTGACCTAGAATGTTAGGAATAGATGTATAAAGTAATAGGTAAAGAAGAAACTTTTAAAGTGCTTACACTGGCCGAAGCAATGAATATTGCCAAGCATATGAACGAGTTTGTCACTATCAAAGGTGCAAACTTTGAAGTATGCGGCATGTTTGGAGTTGACACTGTCAAGGACGGTGTATGCCCAGACGGTGTAGCATACGATTGGAATAAAACATCTCGCATTGGGCGAGTTAAAAAAGAAAGGATTTAATATGCCAAGTGTATTTTTAGTTAGCGATACGCACTTTGGACACATGGGCGTATGCAAGTTTACTCGCAACGACGGTGTTACCAAGTTACGACCATATGATAGTCCTGAAGAAATGGACGAGGATATGATTGCCAAGTGGAACGCCAAAGTCAAACCCACAGACAAGGTCTATCACTTGGGCGACGTTGTTATCAACCGTAGAGCATTACCCACATTGGCCCGCTTAAACGGCGACAAGGTATTGATCCGCGGTAACCACGACATCTTCCGCGATGACGAGTATAGGCAGTACTTTAGAGAATTACGGGCATACCATGTTATGAACGGAATGATCTTAAGCCACATTCCTTTACACTCAGACTCGATGGGACGTTTTGGTGTTAACATTCATGGTCACACTCATGCCAACCGTGTGCGTAAAGCTCGTGGTGTTGATGCACGTACAGGAGAAGTTTTATACAGCGATGAGAACGATGTACGTTACCATTGCGTATGTGTAGAACAAACCGACTTTGCTCCTATTTTGTTTGAAGAAGTTATTGCACGTATTGAAGCAGAAGGTGGCAGTGTTGGTTTCAAGAACGGCAATGGTCCTACCATGTGACACATGAAACTGGTACACAACAATTATCTTCGTGGTTCGGGCAGTGGCTCAACTTGGAATGTAGAAATTGATGCTCCGGTGTCACATGTGGGAACATACTTTGAAGAAACTGTAAAAGCCGCAGAGATGATCTGGGCACAACGGCAAGGAACATTGTATCTTTGCTATAGTGGAGGACTGGACAGCGAGTTTGTTTTATCAGTGTTTAGACACTTGGGAATGAATGTTGTTCCAGTGATAATGTGTACACAATTCAATCAAACAGAAAGACAATATGCTTTTGATTATTGCAAAGCACATGATATTACACCAGTGACAGTTGATCTTGATCTTGTGCAGTTTATTGAATCAGGTCACATGTTGGAAATTGCCAAAAACATCAAGTGTGGTGCTTGGCAGATGTCTTCCAACATGTGGCTTACTAGTCAGTTGGACGGCACTGTGATCACAGGAGAATGTCCACCGCATCTAAAGAAAGTTGATAATGTATGGTATCATGACGAAGATCAAATTTACCATGCTCAATTGACCTATTTTAAAAAATACAAAGTTTACGGAACTCCGTTCTTTTTAAATTATACACCTGAAATGGTGTATGCATTTTTGACCGATCCTGCTATAGTGGATTTGGCCAATGATAGAATTTATGGTAAACTAGGCAGTCACAGCACCAAAGTGCATGTGTACAACAACAATTCCGGTGCATTTGAATTGATCAACAGAACCAAACTGCACGGATACGAAACTGTAAAAAACCATCCAATTTTTGAACATGCAGATATACAATATCTGACCAAGATGCAAAAAAAGTGGTGGGGGTTGTCCGATACCGAATATCACAACATGATAAAAACATTGGAATCTGGACAAACAGTTAGAAAAAAACATTGACAACCAGCGTAAACTACGCTATAATTAATGCTTAGAAAGAAACAAAATATATTTGTTTTTAGGATCGATACAGCAATCTTATTACATTCATAAAGTAAACAAAGACGATCCTGTCATTTTAACGAAAGGAGAAAGAGATGACTACATTCGCTGAAGCAGTTAAGTCTACCCCAGAGGTAGCTCGTACTGAAAATGGTATGAAGGCAAAAGCTCATTCGGGCAATGCCCTTGTAGACCTGTTCTACAAGATCGGTGCATCACGTGGTAAGTCTGTAACCGCAGACTTTGAAAAGGCATTCCAGGAAGACTCTGGCCTAGCAATGAAAATTGCATTCTGGTCACGTGACGTCCGTGGTGGTGCTGGTGAACGTCAACTCTTTCGCGATGTACTTGTACATCTAGAAAAGTTGCATCCAGAAACTCTGGAAGCAGTTTTGCCTTTCGTATCCGAATTCGGTCGCTGGGATGACTTGCTGGTGTTTAAGACTGAAAAGTTCAAGCACATGGCATATACCTTGATCGGTGACGCTTTGCGTGAACGTAATGGCTTGGCTGCAAAGTGGATGCCACGTCAAGGTCCAATCGCAGTTGAAATCCGTAACTTCTTCGGCATGTCGCCAAAGCAATATCGTAAGAGCCTAGTTGCCCTTACTAATGTTGTTGAAAGCAAGATGTGTGCAGGAGATTGGGACGGTATCGAATTCGGTAAGTTGCCATCGCTGGCTTCGGCTCGCTACAACAAGGCATTCGGTAAGAATGCGGCAACTGCCTACTCGGCATACAAGGCTCGCTTAGTTGCGGGTACAGACAAGGTAAACGCTAGTGCAGTTTACCCATACGATGTCATCAAGACCTTGCGTCATGGTGGTGATGGTGTGGTAGCAGATGCTCAATGGGCATCGTTGCCAAACTATATCGGCAATGCCAGCGTTATGCCTTTGGTTGACGTCTCTGGTTCGATGAGTTGTGCTGTTGGTGGAAACGCCAACTTGCAATGTATCGATGTAGCATTGTCGTTGGGTCTGTACTGTGCTGATAAGAACACAGGTGTATTCAAGGATACATTCTTGACTTTCAGTGCAAAGCCAAAGGCACAAGTTGTTAAGGGTTCGCTATCCCAAAAGATGGCACAAATGAACTCTAGCGACTGGGGCATGAACACAAACCTTCACGCCGCGTTTGAAGAAATTCTACGCATCGCAGTGAAAGGTGGGGTCGCAGAATCCGACATGCCAAAGAC